AACTCATCAATCTCGGCGAATCCGATCGACATTGGTGCGATGTATCCGAAGCTCAACGAGCTGCGTACCTATGATCGTATGACGCGATCCGACGCGCAGATTCGTGCAAGTCTTACAGCGGTAAAGGTTCCGATTCTCACGTCAACGTGGTATGTCGATCCTGCGTCAGATGATCCTACAGATCAAGATGCAGCGGAGTTCGTGAATTACAACTTCTTCGACAACATGAGCGTGTCGTGGACACGTTTCTTGGAACAGGCGTGTCGAATGCTCGAGTATGGTTCCAGCGTATTTGAGCAGGTATACGAAGCAAAGCGTTGGCGCAACGGTGGTGCGAACAGGAATTCGCGTACGTTTTTCATGCTGCGTAAGCTTGCAGAGCGGCCTCGTCTTACGATCGAGAAGTTCCAGTACGACGAGAATGGTGGGCCGGCGGGAATCATCCACAACAAGATTGACCCCGACGGCAAGAAGCCACCACAGAAAGTAGAAATCCCGATTGAGAAGCTGGTCATCTTTACGTTTGACCAGCACGGTTCCAATCTTGACGGCATGAGCGTTCTACGTTCAGCGTACAAGCATTGGTACATGAAGGAACACTTCTACAATATCGACGGAATCCAGAAGGAGAGACACGGTATTGGTATTCCGGACATTCAGCCACCGCCTGGCTATAACAACAACGACCTCAAATACGCGCAGGAACTTGGACGCAACCTCCGCACCAATCAGAAGGCGTACATTATCCGACCTCCTGGGTGGTTCGTTGGATTCGCTAAGGTCGAGGGGAATCTTGTAAACGCGCTGGCATCGGCAGAGCATCACGATCTTATGATCGTTCGCAACGTTCTGTTGCAGTTCATCAACGTAGGTTCCAGCTCTAGCTCAGGCTCTCGAGCCAATTCAGCTACAGCTTACGACCTATTCTTGAAGGCACTGGAACATACAGCTAACATAGTTGCTGACACGATCAACTCGTATGTCATACCCAATCTTGTAAGATACAATTACGACGTTGATCGCTTCCCCAAACTCAGATACAGAGGCATTGGTGATTCAAAGGATATTCAGCAGGTGTCGGCAGGTCTGGCAAGATTGGTCGAAGCCCGCATCCTTACACCCGATGCAGAACTCGAGGAAAAGATCCGCGACGACTTTGGCTATCCGGTTACGTTCGATCTACACGATCCTCGTAACGAGATTGTTTCCGCGACTACAGAGGAATACGTGCGAACGAAGCCTACCGACGCACCACAGCCGGGAACTGGTTCTCTTAGTGGCGGCGCAAACAAAGGCCAGGGAGGATCTAAGCCAGCAGGCGGGAATACACCGAAAGGCCCGAGCGAACCATGATCTATAATTTGGGCGCAAGTCAAGGCTTTACTGGAACGGAACTGTCGCACGGAGAACCGGGCGGGCCAGGAGGCATGCCTATCCCTCTACGTCAGTTGCAGGAGCCTGTGCATTTCTTGGATCGACACCCGCTGTTCAACGATCCTGACGCAAATCCGTACACAGATCCTTACACCGGCAATCCAAACGCACCACAGCGGCCGGGCTACAATTATGGAGACTGGTACTAATGGACAGACAATACGAGTTTCTGAACGTACTTGACTTCTCGGATACCAATGCAATTGAAATGGATCCACAGGGACGACCGTGGGTGGATGCATTCAAAGCAGGAGACTGGTACGATCAACGATATGGTGTTACCAAGATCGACAATGACTATCTCGATAGCATCATCAAGAATTTCAACGACGGAGTGCGCGGGATAGAAATTGCGGTTGACTACGATCACGGTACAGACGCTTCGAAGGGTAACAAAGCTGCGGGCTGGATTAGAGCCTTACGTCGAGTCGGCGAAAAGGTACAGGCCGCGATCGAATTTACCGAGGAAGCGACGAAGGAGATAAAGGATAAGCAGTGGCGCTACTTTTCTCCTAAGTTCACCGATGAGTATGTCCATAGCGAAGGCGGCGATAAGTTCGGGCCGACGATGCTCATGGGCAGCCTCACGAATACCCCTGTGTTTAAGGGGATGGCGCCAATTAACTTTTCGGAAGCAGTCCTCGATGCTGACCTGACTCTAATTCCCGAGGACGTTAAGACAAAGGAGCCGGAGCCGGTTCCGCCCAAACAGAACGAGGAGGGTAGCGCAGTGGACGAAGCAAAGCTTCGGGAGATGCTTGGCATCGGTAAGGATGACAGTATCGAGGACGCAATCTCCAAGCTTGCGACAGATGCAAAGTCGTATAGCGAGCTTCGTGATGCCGCAGAGAAGAACAAGACCTTTGCGGAGCAGTTCCCCGAGCAGTACAAGGAACAGCAGGAGCTGAAGGAGCGCGTCATCAAGGCTGAGGCTAAGGAATTCGCCGAGAGCCTCACTAAGCCTGTCGATCTTGGCGAGGGCAAGCGGAGCAAGGTTTATCCGCCAGTCGTCGCAGAGAAGGTGCAGGAAGTTTACCGCGAGTTTGCTGAGGGTCGCGGTACGCTGGACGGACTCAGCAAGGTTCTGGATACGGTTCGCAGTGCAGGTACGGTTGAGCTTGGAGAGCGATCTTCGAGCATCGACGACCCGAACAAGGAGCGCACGGGCGAGGGAGATGCACTGCGCGAGTTCAGCGAGAAGATGGGCGAGGTTATGCGGACGGAAAAGCTTGCACCGCATGACGCAATGATGAAGGTCGCACAGGATCACCCGGATCTTTATCAGGCATATGTCAACCGCGAAGTGCCTCAGATGGGCGCAGCGAGCAACTAAGAAGGGGGTGAAAAATGCCTGCATGGTCTAACTACGAGATGAACAAGGGTTTCGCAGCTACGGCAGCACTTACGAAGTTCCGTGCTGTGAAGCTTTCAACATCGGCAGTGCAGACGGTTTCGCCGATTGCCGCTGCGGCTGATATTCCAATCGGTATTACGCAGGAGAGTCTATCTACTGCGGAACAGGCAAAGAACTTCGGTGTACCTGTGGCGCTGATTAGCGCAGGAGGTATTTCCGAAATGGAGGCAGGAGCAGCCGTCAACATTGGCGATGCAATTGTTCTTGACTCCGCTGGACGTGGAGTTCCTGTGGGTACGGCTTCGGCTGGCACGCAGGTTATCGGTCGCGCGCTGTCCGCAGTTACGGGGACAGGTCTGCGTTTCACTCTCGACATGGGCGCATTCTAGGAAAGGTGGTGAGTTTCTAAGTGGCCTTCTACGACGCAAAAAGTCTATACTACGACCCAATTCTCACCAACTTTTCGGTTGGTTTTCAGCCCAAGGGTCTAGTCGGACTCGAGTTGTTCCCGATGCAGGCTGTAGGTCTGCCGTCAGGTAGGTATCGCGTTTTCGACCGAAGCAACTGGCTGGTGTTTGAGTCTCGACGTGAGCCAGGAACGGAAGCAAACGAGATTCGCGGTGGCAAGTGGAGTGAGGATACGTTCACGACCGTCCAGCATTCTTTGCAGGCAGCGGTTACGGACGAGGAAATCCAGAACTTCCAGCGAGCGAATCAGTCTAACCAGACGAGCCTGTTCGCAGGTATCGACCCGGCTGCCGATGCAACAGAGATGGTGACTCGTTCGCTGCTTCTTGAGCATGAGCTTAAGGCATCTACGCTTGCGCGTAACACCGCAACTTATCCGGGTGGCAACACGGTTACGCTTTCGGGCACGGCTCGGTGGGATAACTACACGCCGGTCGGTACTGGTGGTACGCCGCAGTTCCCGGCATCGGATCCTGTTACAGATATTATGACAGGTATCCGCGCAGTGTACAATTCGGTTCAGCAGATGCCGAACCTTATGATTATCCCGTGGGCAGTTTGGACGTGGATCGAGAATCATCCTCGCATTGTGGATCGGTTCAAGAACTTCTCCCTGTCTCAGCCGGATGCATGGCGCAGTCTGACTGGCTTCGATGGCCGGATCGTGATTGCAGAGTCCATGTACAACAACGCTAACAGCGTTGACGATACTCAGAACATCACTTCGCTGTGGGGCAAGGATGTAATTCTCGCCTACACCGGGCCTGACGGTCAGCGCACGCAGACTTTCGGCAAGACGTTCTGTGTACCGTTCCTCGACGGCAACATTCGCAGTGTGGATCGTTGGCGCGAGGAGAACCGCAAGAGCGATATCGTTCGCGTATCTTGGCAGTGGGATATCAAGGTAGTGAACAACGCAACTGCGTACCTCATCAAGACAGCCGTTTCGTAAGAGGGGAGGATCAAACTATGCCACTGGTATATGCAAGTGACGTTCTCCACGGTGACGAGGACGGCAATCGTACCTACGTCAAGAAGCGTGGGGACAGGTTCAACAAGGCAGACGCAAAGGATCTGTTCAATCTGGACGATCCTAAGAGTCTGATTGACGACGGCGTTGTCGTCATGGATACGGCTCTGCCTGAGAATGCAGACGACGGTAGGTCTGCTTCGTACTACGAGCTGGAAGCTGAGATGCTTCGCAACAGCGAGGATTCTGAGCCGGTTCAGGATACAGGTATGAAGGCACACACTGACCGCGTCATCGCTGCACAGGCAAAGAAGGGCGCCGGCGAGCAGACCGAGAACGACAAGTAGATGCCCTACACAACTTACCTTGCTGTCAACAACAAGTATCTGTCAGATGCTGGTGACAAGGTCGGTTTCACGTCGTCAGGTGACGCTCTCGCAAACATGGAGTCTGCGGAGCGTATCATTCGGGCGCGACTGAACGGGTTTATTGACCCGACTTACATGGCAACGTGGGTCGATGACACCACAACGCCAGAGCTAATTCAGGAAATCGCAGCCAAGTTAACAGCAGCGTTCAGATACCGGCAACGAGCATCCGAAGATCTTCCGGACGGCGTAGCAGGATACGCACAGACCCTGTACGTGGAAGCGATGGATATGCTTGCCGCAATCATCAACGGTAAGTTGGATATCGTAGAAGGGGGACTCGTTCTATCCGAAGCAGGACACCTGAACGAGTCCCACTTCTATCCTAACGATACCGTTCAGGATTGGGATTACGACGGCGTTAAGTTCCGGATGGGTGCTGTGTTCTAATGCCGGCTGATACCGTCCTTACTTACGAGTGGTTTCCAAGGCCGATAGTTGTTGCCAACGAGTACAGCATGATGGCAGCAAAGTTCGAATCTCGAGCAGGCCTCATGGAAGCTTTGTCACAAATCGTAGTTAAGGATATTGGCTATCAGTTCGACGTAGAAGGTGTGCCAAAGTGGGCAGCTTGGTCTGAAGCCTACGCGGACAGTAGTGAACATGGCGGTGCAATTCTAGATCGTTTAGGTGATCTGCGAGCAGGTGCAGAAAACGAAGGATCGTTAGAGGTAACGAGAGACACGATTGCATGGACAGGCGCAGCAGCACCTGAGTATTGGATCTATCATGCGCTTGGTACAATCAAGATGCCACAGAGAACGTGGATTGGGCTTACACCTACAGGTGAAGCTGAAGCATACGCAGCAGCGGATGAGTGGTTGGGTGCAGTTGTGGCTGGCGGTTCAGCAGGTTTGACCTTCGGATAATGGCGTATCTAACTTCTCTCGATGATGTTACACAAGCTGTTTACGACAGAATCAACGCCCAGCAAGTTCCACTCGGACTCAGGGCCGCGTATTATGCCGATAACAACTTCACACCGCGTTACCCAAATGTGGTTGTGGCGCACGGACGAAAAGGGAAAGCAAGGCACAGCACAGGAAACAGGTTTCGTTTCACGTTCTCTGTGTTCGTGTACGTCTTACACGCTGATCTGAACTTGAACAAAGCTATGCGTACCAAAGCAGACGTACAGCTTGCGGAAAGTGTCCAGGGCGTTATCGAATCGGACTTCAGTCTTGGTGGTAACGTCGTGGATTGTTTCGTAGAAGCAATTGAACCGGCAGTGCTGCCGGGCAGAAGTAACGGGCCGGCTGTTGTTGCAAGTCGGATCACAGTTTATGCCGAGTCAATTGGATGAGGGAAAGGATGGTTGGTTGTGGCTGAGTTCAAGCTTACGATGAAGCATCCTGAATTTCCAGACGGTACGGAAATCGACATTGACGGTGTTGGTACTGTCAAAAACGGAGAGAGCATTACCGTCACACAGGAAATGCAGGATGCTTGGTCAGCGCAGAACGACGGACTCGATCTAAAAAAGTCGCTGGCACAGAACGGCGCAGTTGACTTCAACGGCAAGAACAAGCTTGCTGATGGCGCCAAGGATCTGAATGAGGTTGATCCAGAAGTACAGAAGATGCGAGAGGCAGCGGACATTCGAGATGTTACGGTAGGGGGTGAGAAGTAATGGCAGTCGGCGTTGGCGGACAGGGATTTCTAGGGATTGCAATTGAGACTACGCCGGGCACTTACGTCGCACCTACAACGTACGTCCCGATTCTGTCTGAGTCTCTGGCTTACACCGAAGATAGGTATCTGTCTCCGGCTATTCGTAAGGCTACGATTGTCAACGACGTGAGGCAGTCATTCTATCACGTCGAGGGCGATGTAGAAATGGAAGTTGATTCGTCCACTTTCGTTTACTTTATGCACGCATGTCGTGTATCTGTAAACAAGGTTGGCGCGTCGGCTCCGTTCACGTATACGTTTACGCCGTCGGGTGGTGCTTCGGTAGGCCCGAACGGTAACAACGCTACGGTCAAGACCCTGTCGATTACGATTGTTCGTAACTTGCAGGTATTCAAGTACGTTGGCTGTGTGGTTGGTAGCTGGAACGTGCGTGTTGAGAATGGCGTGCTTCTCACGACACTGTCGATTCAGGGACTTGGCGAAGTTTCGGTCAACACCGATTCGCCGCCTACTCCTACGTTTACGACTCCGTCGCTGTATGGAGCTTCGACGCACACGATCAGCACAGCAGCAGTTGTCAACCCACCGACGACTCCGACGTGGACAGCACAGACGAACTTCGAGACATTCCAGTTCGCTGTGAACGACAACGGTGCAGCGCAGAACCGCATTCAGTCTACACGTCAGGCAGCGTTTGTGTCATTCGGCGAGACTGAGGGTACGATCAGTGGTACGCGAGACTTCGAGGTTAGATCTGACTACGACAACTTCGTAGCATCGAGCGTGGCTGCATTCCAGCTCAAGTCTGTGAACAGCGCCAATGACTCGGTACAGTTTGATGCGTACCGCGGTGTGTACACAGCGTTCCCGATTACTCTGCCAGGAATGGGGGATCTGGTTACGGTCGCAGCGGAGGCACGTATGCTTCAGAACGGCACACGTTCCTACGACGTTGTTGTCGTAACAGGAACCAACATCACCTAATAGAACGGCCAAGGCACAACTACCAAAGGAGAGAACAGTGCCTATCATCGAATACAACCTCGAGGGTGAAGTCTACGAGCTTAAGACTGCACCACCGGATGGGTTCATCAAGGCCCGCGCTCTGAGCTACGACGAGATGCTGACTCGGCGAGATATGGCTGCCAAGATGATTTACAGGCAGCGAGACAGCAAATCTGGTGGCAACGGGCGCGGGCCTTCGCGTGGGATTGGGAACAACAAGCAGCGTAAAGATCCCACTGACGAGGAAATGGAAATGATGATGGAGACTGCTAACAAGGCAGTCCAGACATTCCAGTTCTCGACTCAGATTGTCGATCACAATCTCACGTTCCCCGACGGTTCAAGAGTCAACTTCGCTAACGCTGCACACCTGCGGCGGATTCCTTCCAAGATCGGTGCAGAAATCGAGAGCATTCTCGACTCACTGAACGAGGAGGATTTGAGTGACGAGAGTGAGGGGGATTTTCCCGAGCAGTCTACTCCGTCCTCAGTCCCGACCACATCGGCAGCGGAGAGCGAGAGCTAACTGAGATAGAACGAACGGCAAGCGAATGGATCGAAATAGTACGCCTGTGTGAACGACTCCATTGCTTGCCGTTTAGGGGTGGACTGCTACAGCAACCATCATGGGTCTACAAGAGACTCAGATCAGTAATTGTAATTCAGGATCAGCTGAACGAAAAAGACATGAAGCTGAAGGAAGGGCAACAGGCACTCAAGAGTGGCAGTATCAGCTAGAGAACTTACGCTCATCCTTCGCGTTCAGTCTGCGGGGTCTGCGAACATTCGGAGAATGGCTGCCGATCTTGAAGCACTCGATCGTCGTGGGCAGACGTTCGGGCAAAGGTTCAGAACAGCAGCACAGGGCATCGGTGCCGTCGGTAGGCAAATGCAGCTTATCGGCGGCATCGGTACATTTGCATTAGGGCTTGCAGCTAACCAGGCCGCACAGCTACAGACCAAGGTTACACTTGCTGCCACACAGATCACAAGTTCTGTAGCAGGTACTAGAGCTAGAGCCGAAAAAGATTTCCAGGGAATCTTGAGTCAGATGACCAAGTTCCCGCAAAGCGCAGATGATATGTCTGCTGCACTGTACGACGTCTATTCGACGTTGAACGTAACAGGCAAGCAGGGCATACCCATCTTGCAGCAGATCAACAAGGCTGCTGTTGCAGGTGGACTGTCAACGCAGGATGCAGCTTCTGGTCTGCTTTCGGTTATCTCCAACTTCGACAAGGGCCGCGCTACGGTTCGTAACGTGCGTGAGGATTACAACCGCATGTTCGCCGCTGTGCGTTACGGTCGTGTCACGATGGAGGAACTGTCTACAGCTCTAGGAACAACCGCGCCGGCGGCTAAGATTGCAGGTCAGTCTCTTGGCAACATGGCCGGTACGTTTGCATTCCTGTCTCGATCACTTGGCCCGCAGAAAGCGGCAGTGAGCTACGCACGTCTTGTGGAAGCTCTTGGTAGTAATCAGATGCAGGAAGGTTTGAAGAAGGTTGGCGTCAACATTGACGGTGCCAATGGCAAGATGCTTGGTCTCGATAAAGTCATGCAGATCTTGATTAAGCGATTCCCGTATCTTGCTCAGGGTGGCGTTAAGGCGCTCAACTTCTTCAAGGATATTGGAAATATTCAGTCTACGATTCAGGCTCGACGTGCGTTCGCAACTCTTGCGACGAACATGGCGGGCTATCGTGACGTGCTGCACAAGACGATGGGCGACAACAACGAGTTCAGCAAGTCCTACAAAGCTATGGCGTCAACGCTTGGCGTACAGTGGGGCGTTTTCCTAAACACGCTGAAGTCGATTGTCGTCACAGTCGGTATGACGGTTATCCCCGCATTCCTCGAGATGGCTAAGCCTCTACGAGAAGCTGTCACTTGGTTCCAAAATCTATCTCCAGCCACCAAGGAAATGATTGGTAGGTTCGCTGCATTTGCCGCTGTGGGGGCTTTGGTGCTAGGTACGTTTGCAGCTATCACGGGCGGCATTCTCGCCATCATTGGTAGCTTAAGCCAAATGGGAGCGGCGATAGCAATTCTCGGCACGGGCGTAGGCAGCATGACGTTCTTGGCTGTCATCGCCAAGAAGATCTACGACAATTGGGACACGCTCGGCCCACTGTTTAAAAAGGTCGCCAATGACTTACGATCCATATTTACAAGTCTAGGTGAAGCAGTCAAAGCATTCTACGAGGGTGATTGGAATGCAGTGTGGTCGCATCTTGGTGACGCTATCAAAGCAGCTATCCCTGGTGTCAAGGATGCTCTCGATCTCCTTACGCAATCTATCATCGCATGGGGCAAGGATTTCGTAACAACCACACAGGGTGTTATCACGGCGGCTCTAAGTGGAATGTTTCTCATGGCAAGACGGCGTGGAGCGGGTGGCGCTGTAGGTGAACGCTTGTTAGGCGGGCTTTCATCGGCAGATCTAATGGCACCACTGGTCGGAGTAGCAGGTGGCCCTATGGGCATGGCTATAACTGCGGCAGCTAAATCCGACGACCTCGAGAAACTCGCTAAGTACGTTCCGTTTATGAGTACGCAACAGAAGATGGCTTACGAGGAATTGCAGACTCGGCAGAAGATTGCAAACACTTGGCGAAATCAGGTTAACGCACAGGCAGATGCTTACACTGTACGCAAGCAAATTTCAGCTCTAGAGGAACTTGATCGGCGCGGTCTGACTGCCAGCTCAGTTGTGCGCTCAGGTGAGACTCTTGTTTCTCGCACACCAAAGGGTGGGTTTGCTTCAGCAGCCGAACGTGCAAGCGCACTAGAAATTATGAATCGAGCGCCGGCAGCAGCGGGAGCAGCAGAAAAGGCTATGGCTGCATTGAACGTTACGACGATGGCTATCGCTGGATCTGCCGCCAACGCTGGTAAGGGAATGCTGTCGTTTATCGGCTTCGGCAATCCCTGGATTGGTGGCGCTATTGCCGGTGCAGCCGCGATCTATGGTCTAAAGACAGCTCTGGATTCTGTGTTCACTACCACAGCTACAAAGGTGAACGAGGAATACAAGAGCGTAGGCGCAATGAAAGCAAGTGCCGAAGCTGCAAACCAGGCAGCTAGAAACTACATCACTTACTCCAATCAGGTCAAGACTCTCAACAAGGCTATCGCAGATACAAAGGCTCGACTTGGTAAGGATAAGGGTGGCACACTCGCCTACCAGTCGGATCTAAAGACGCTTGCACAACTACAGGATCAGTTGAAAACTGCTACTGAGAATGCTACTAGAGCCGCGCAAGATCAAGCGTCAACATTTAACACAGCGTTGCAGAATGTCAATCCAAAGAACATCAACGACAGTTTGGCTACACTGCGACAGGTGGCACAGGGCGCTCCGATTGGAACTGCGACGTATGGTAACTTCCAGAATCTAAACCTTAGTGGAACCGGAAAAACAGCGGTTGACACCGAAACGTACAACAAAGCTCGAGCCACTGTGAATGGTTTGACTTCTGCGTTCGCTACTAACGTAGATACCATTCTGGCTGTTGTAGCAAGTGGACAGAAGCTAACCAAAACGCAGCGAGATATGATTACGCAAATGGGTCATGTTGCATCGACCTATAAATCAGACCTGCCTGGACTGTCAACTCTTATGCAGGATCTGACTCAAGCGACGATGGATTCAGTTAAGGCATTAGGTCGCGTACCCGGAAACATGGCAGGATTCGCGCAGTACGCTAACAGCATCCCACAGGCGATTAAGCCAGCAGCGGATCTGTTTATGCGTATTACGCATCAGGCTCCGAACATTCCATTCTTGCAGATGCTCGACAATCTCGAGAAGAAAGTTCCCGGAGCGTCTAAAGTCATGGCCGCGTTCGTTGCAACACAAGGGAAGCTGCCAAAGCAGAAGCAGTATAACTTCCTGTTCCATCGACCAGCATGGGCAGAAAGTTGGATGGCAAGATTCATTCAGCTTCATCACAGAATTCCTACTCACAAAGAAGTCAACATTGAGATCAAGGCACACGACGAAGCTTCAAAGAAGATTCGTGAGGTACAGCGGCGTGTAGGACAGCTACAGCGAGCCGGGCATCAGGTTATGCGTCTAGGTACTGGACAGAATCCACTCGCATCTCAGATCGAGCAAGCCTCTCGACAGCTTACAAGAGTTAAAGCACCGAAGCTTCATGGCATCGTGCGCTACACAATCCAGGGCAACGCTTTCAAAGCATTTCCACGGCAAGCTTCAACTGCTGCCAGCAACGCCAGCAAGAATCTTGACGTACTGACACACCATGCTGGTGTAGTTGGTACACAGTCTGGTACAGCGTGGGGTTCAAACTTCTCAGCAACAGCTAAGGGCACAGCCCATGCAACTGTATCCGTTATCATCAATGCGTACAAGAAAACGCTGAGGATCACTTCTCCTTCCAAGGTGATGAAGAAGCAGATCGGTGATCCTATGCTGCAAGGTATCTTGGCCGGGCTGAAGGATAAGGCGTCGATCAAGGATGGCGCACAGACAGCCGTCTCTACGATGATGGACGTTTTCAGCCAGTTCAAGGATACGTTCAAGACACAGATGGGCGACCTGTTTGCAGGCCCGACGTTCGTGCCAGTGTGGAAGCAAGCATTTGGTTCCGAGCTACAACAGACGTTGGAGTGGGGTGGCAGAGTTTCATTCCGACAGCTACAAAGCGATCTACAGAGCCAAGTACGTACGTTCCAGCGTTACCAGCATATGCTGGCAAGACTGCGCCGGCGTGGAGCGTCTGCATCTTTGATCGCAGAACTCCGACAGCTCGGGCCGGAAGCTACTCCCGAAGTTGAGGGGCTGCTCGGAGCTACACGTAGGCAGCTACGAGCCTACAGCAGATTGTACGGACGAAGCCAGCGTGATATCAACAAGGCTGCGACCAGAGCTACCAAAGACACCTACAAGCAGTGGAGAAAGCAAGGTGCCGCTGTAGCTCTCGGTTTCCTACAGGGAATGCAGGATCACTCCGCACGACTAGCTCGCTACTTTGCGCGTATCTTCCAGGGACTCATCAATCAGGTCAAGCACAAGCACAAGTCTCATTCGCCATCTCGACTCTACATGGAAGAAGGCATGAACGTCATGCGTGGATTCCAGATCGGTGTAATGCGACAACACTCCAAGATGAATCTCGAACATTATTTCGGTGCCCCTGTGCGGGGTAGGATGCGCGGGATGCCGCAAGTGGCATCTG